TTTGCAAAAGTAATTACACCACCACTATTAGAGCTAGTAACGTCTGCTATTGTAACAAAAGAATAAGTGTTATCATCCACTGATGAATTAAATGAAGTTCCTGCTGGCATTGTTAAAGTCTCTTGACTTGTTGTTGCAATTACATTTAAATTTGCTACTGGTGAACGGGCAGAGGATACTTCATATCCTAACATTTTTGCATGAGACACAACACTAGAACGTAGAGCTGCAGAGTCTAGAAACATTTCATTTGCAGCCATGTTAGTATTAAATGCAAGATAGTGTGTATTGTATGCAAGAGTATCAAGAAGGACGTTCATACCAGAACCTTCAAAATCATAATCCTTAAACTTATTCTGTGCTCTTAAAAAAGTTTTTAGATTATCTTTTATATCATCAAAATCTAATTCAGTTACTTGTAGTTTTGCCATTATCGTAATCTCTCTAAAAATATTGTTAAATCAACTAGCTCAGTAGGAGTGTTTACGACATAAAATTCTACTGTTACTTCATATGAATTTCTATCATAGTCTGGAATTGTTCTAACCCCAACAAGTCTAGCTCTTGGTTCAAAATTTTCAATTACATTTTCTATTTGTCTACCAAGGATTGCTGCAGTAACTGGAGTCATAAGTTCAAATAACATATCTCTCACACCAGATGAAATTTCTGGATGAAAAGGTTTTTCATATGTATTTAATAAAACTAAATTACGAATAGACCTTTTTACAGCTTGAACATCTGTCACTACACTTATATCGCGATCAGAAGATTTTTTTCCAAAAAATAAATCTAAGTCTGAATATATTCTAGCACCACGCGTAGATTCGTTATTTAATTGTGCGTCATAGATCGCCATGTGTGCAAACTCCTGATTTAGTTTTATTTATAAGTTTAAACATAACAAAGTAACGCCAACTATCCTTTTAAATAAGGTGAAATCTTTCCAGCTTTCAAAGTACTCCTGTAATAACTAGGAATTGTTCCCCAATTACGTTTTGGGCCCAAGTCAATATGAATAAAGCGATTGTAAAAACCAAAAGCTTGTGCACCATGCTTGATAGCAAGTCTTACAAACTCTACTCTTTCCGAAGCTTTAGTTCCAACCATACGACAATCTAATGCCTCACCTAGTAAATGTTTTGAACTAGATGCTCCACCGCATCTTCTATTTTCTGCTGGTGTGCGAAGTCCAGAGTTAATAGTTATTTGTTTACCCCAATCAATTGCTGTCTTTTCAGCAACAGCAAGTATTTCTGATTTTACTCCCTCTAAATTTACATCAGCATTGTTTTTAATTTTAAGTCTAGGAAGACCTCTGAGTTGAACTATTCGATAGTCATCTGGAAAATACTTATTTGGATTTCTTTCTCTTATTTCGTCAGTTATTTCACTTTCATCAAACACATCACCAAATGTTTTTCCAGCTGTTGAAATACCCAAATAATGTCTATATTGGTTTTGATTTTGATTTGTTGAAACAAAAAGACCATCTGAATCTGTTGGTGGTAACTCTTCTTTGTACTCATAAGATTTTGGGTCTTCAGTGTTTACTACTTCTTCCCCTTCTGGTGTATCAGCTAACTCAGGATAAAATTTTTCTATTGTGTCTGTTGTATCTTTTAATGCTTGTCTTTGCTCTGACACACTAAGCTGTTCTATGACATCAACACCATTATCCTCAATAATTTTTACAACTTCTTCACCAGTTCTCTTTGGTGGTACAGCAACAACTGGATAGTCACCATCAATATTCGGATTATATCCACCTGTTCCACCCTTTTCAGTATTATCCGATCCTTGCCTTTTCACTCTTTCCTCTACTGGTACATCTTCAATAACTGTAACTGATAAAGTAGAAGCAGCAACTGATGGTTCAGATATGCCAGGATCAGCAGAACCAATCTTAACAGTTGCAGAACCTGTTTCAATTACGTTAGAACCATCTGAACCAGAAATACCAGCTGGATCATCACCTTGGTCTGCAGTGTCACCTTTACGAGCCGCGAGATCACTACTTCCACCAGAGTTAAGATTAACATCAGCTGCATCTAATGTAATACCACTAGAGGCTCTAAAAGTTTGTGTTGCTGAAAATAGTGATATAGTATTATTAGAATTAATATTAATACCACCTGTTGTAGAATTAATATTATATTCTGCACCATGTATGTCAGTATGTATTCCTACTATAGAACGATCTAGTGTTTCACCATATCTTTCCGTTACTGCTCCAGTGATTGAAGTATCTACTTTGGCACCATAGGTTTGAGTTACATTTCCTTTGAACACTCCATCAAAGGTATCGTCATATCTTACAGACGCTGCTTTTAATACTGTGGTTTTAAGTATTCCTTCATATCTTTGTGTGGTATCTCCAAGAACAACTGTATTAAAATCTTCTTCAACTTCAATGTTCAGATTTTTACATCTGATATTATAATCTTCCTTTACCAGAGTTTCAGCGTTACCGTCTATTGTCAGATTTACATCACCCTTTACATTTACATAATTAGAACCAGCAATAAATTCATAACTGTCACCAATAACATGAACTACCTTATTACCACCAGCATCTATCTCATAGTATGTTCCAGACCTGTGATACTCTTGTATTCTTTCTTCATTGTATGTGTCATCATATTCTCTTATGTGACCAGACTCAGATTCAAAAACATGGTTGAAAGGATACCTAGAAAAGTTTACGCTGTTTTCTACAGGCATTTCAAAGTTTGATGAGAAGGCAGTTTCTACTTCTGAAAAGTTTTCTGCTATGGTTTGTTTCTCTTCTATGACTTTGTGTATGTAATCACCATCACCTCTTGCAAGACGGTTTACGTCACTCTCACCAAGAGTGTGGCCAGACTTCTCATTTGGATATTGTGGATATTTAAAATTAGGATCAGCAAAACCTACAAGTTCATTGTTCTTTCTGTACTCCTGTAATGCATCTGGAGAAACATCTGGGCCAGTATTCGCGTCAATTATATCAGATTTAATATCATCTGGAAGCTGAGGATAGCCAGGAAGTGTTCCGATTATTATGGGTTGTTGTTTCTCTACAGCATCACGAAAGAAACCTATACACCAAGTTCCTTCAACAAGAAATGGCGGAGTTGTTCCCATACCTTGCATAGATGGATCATGTATAGTTTGCATAACATGAGCCCAAGGTAATGCTTCTGTAGGAATATCAACTTTGTCTTCTGTATGAAAACCCAGACAACGAACACGAACTCTACCAAGTTTGGCTGGGTCATTTCGATCTTCCACGACTCCTGTCCACCAGACAAAGCCATCCATACCCATAAAATAATTATTATTCGACATACAAATAGACTCCTTACAAAGTTATTTATAAGGAGTCTATGATAATGTTAGCGACTGTATATGTCTAATATACTTGGTTCTTCGCCTAGTCTTTTTGAAAGTTTGATAGGGTCAGTGTCATACTCTTCTATGAAGTATGGTTTATCATTCCCATCCTTGCTAGGTTCTCCACCATTATTTAATTGATGTAAAGTTTCAAAAGCTTGGTCTTGATTCAAATTATCATGGAGAACCTGCTTACTGCAAATTCTATATTTGATCAGAATCTTACTCCTCTTTTTATATCTGGAAAATATATTTATACAAGTAATGGCCTCCACTACAGGACTCGAACCTGTGACCTACAGTTTAGAAGACTGTTGCTCTAATCCAACTGAGCTAAGTGGAGAAAAAAAATTGTAATTACTATAGGACTGTCGGCCCTCTAGGAGTGGCCTCAATACTCTAGGTATTACCCATCTTCATTCAAATTTGTTTCCTCATTCTTAGCTTCACACAATGGCTCACTGTTCCATGTGTCAATATAGTCTACTCCATCCTCAGCATATTTGCGAGTGTGTATTTTCTTTACGACCATATTCGTTAACTCGTCAATCTCATATGAGACAAGTTCCTGTTTTATTAAACCTTTTCTTGGTAACTCTAATGTCATGTCCATCTCTTTCCAGTATCTTTATCAGCAGCTTCTTGCGTACTTAGTACTTGGTAGTTCCCTTTGTTGTAGGCTTGACCTACGACATAATCACCGCTTACCACATTCGTTGTTCTCTTATAACATGGACTCCAATCCATGTCCTTTATATCTACCGTAGGTAACTGTTTTGAAGGCCGTTCCAGTTTTAGGGGGGCGGGCTCTTTTGCTACAGGTTTAGAAGACACTCCCATCTTCTTTAAAAACTTTTCGTGTTCTTTCTGAGCTGCTTCCATACGCTTCGTCAATTTTCGCGGCTTTTTTCGCTTATGATTCGTAGTCGTATAGTAGACAGGTAGTAGATGCATTCCGCTCATACGTCTACTCCGTAGTACTCCTTTGGATCAACTTCAAACCGTCCAGTTTCATCCATAGTAGGATCAGTGATCCATATACCATTCCATTCAAATCCATTCATGCGTTTCTACTAGCCTCCAAATAAATCATATCCATCATATTCAAAAATTCATCGCGACCCATATGAGTTTTGTATAAGTTCACACCTGTCGCGGATAATATACCAGCTATTAAAATAGGATCAACACCACTGAGAATTAACTGAGAGGTTAACTTATTATAAGTTTTGTGAGTTTCTAGTATATCCTCATCCATTATATGGCTAACTCTAACTGCACACCTTCACCTCTGAATAATTTCCATTCATCTGAAGATTTCTCAGGTGTAGTAAAACCAACACCGTTAATACCGCACCAAACCAGACCTTGATCCATTTTGTAAACTTCATAGGCTTCAGTAACCTTCAGACCTTCATCCATGTGATTGTCCATAGCATCAATAAGCCAATCTACAGTCTTACCATAGAAGTTGGCTCTTCTTTCTAAAATAGTCATTGCACCTTTAATTTTCATAGTAGTACCTTTCTCTCTAAGATATACTTATATACTAACTGATTCTCTATGGTATGTCAATGCAATTCGCATATAAAATTTCTCTTTGGATACTTATTACATTTATAGATTACTGCAGCCGACTCAGTTTTAAGGGCCGGCCGAATCAAAAAGAGAGAGAACACCAACTTCACCATGCACCGCCTTTGCGGAACTTTACTGCATGCCAACCAACCTTAATGGTATTCTCTCCAAGTTAACTGTAAAAGGTGGGAGCACATGCAGTAGACTATTGTATCTCTAGCTAGTAGTACTAGCGCCAGTCGTGCTCCGTGCACCACCTCGCCTTCTCGGCTACATCCCCCAGCATACCTCTTGGTGCAGCCAAACCTTTCTGTAACACTAGAGGGGGATTTACTCTGGCTATGACATCTCATTAGGATAGGGTCTAGGCCAGTTCTCTAGTGCCACCCCTAATCGCCACTGCGGGACATAGCTTTCAATTCATTAGGGGAGAACTTACTCGCGCTGTTTGTGTCCTTAGAATATCGTCAATACATCATCTCAATTCCCTCTCATTACTAATATACTATAACATGATTCGTTAGCTAAGTCAAGAGCTATTAGCTAATAGAACCCCAATACTGATATGTTGCTATAGATACAAGCTCATCTGCCGTAAACCCTTCTTCTTCATATGCTGCTACTGCT